GTTAATCCTTCTTCTGGTTTTATTTTTAATTTTTGATGAAAAAATTCAGTTTCACCTTTATCTTTAACATCGTTTAAGTAAGTCATAAAAGTTAATACTCTATTTACTGAATGAGTTTTTCTACCAGCTCTTTCCATATGCCAACCAAAAAATGCTTCCCCTGGATTATATTTTTGAATATTAAAATTTTCTACAATTCCCCATGATTCTAAATGTGTATCTACATAAGGATATGTTTTTATATATTCATCGGCACATTTTTTTAATTCTTTTAAATAATTTTGTATTTCAATTTCAGGGGAATTACGAGAGCAAGTTAAATCAATTGATTTTTTTAAATTAGGCATATATCCATGACCAACTAATCCTACTCCGGCTTTATCAATATTTTTATTAAAAAATTTAATTAAATTTTTACAAACATTTTTATTAATATACCAACCACAGATAAATTTATCTTTTTTGTTTCTTATATATGCCTTCATTTTATTTTTTAAACCAAGCAGGAAGTCCTAAATGAGGCCTACGATCATATATATTTTCTTTAGATCCCTTAGTTTCAACATTATTATAATGTAAAAATACTTGAGCACAGTCATCAAAAGATAATTTATCTCTCCAATGTTCTAATTCATTTCCTCTATAAACTAACATATCACCTGACTGTAACATTACTTTAACACCTTTAGATTTAGATGGTTTATAATTGTCTGTTTTTTCATCTACAGTACCTTCTTCAGAATTTGGTTCTAAATATATTGGCCAGCAACCTCCTCCTAAATTCATAGTAGTAGATATTTCACATGAGAACCTATCTTTATGACGTTTTAATACATCACCTTTTTTATAGATCCGCGCATAGGAATAATTAGGGTTTAATTTTAATCCAGTATTCTCTTCCATTACTGGAAGTAATTTTGTTAATAATGTTTCCATTACAATATCAGAATAGTGTGAATAGGTTTCCGGAACTTGTTGATCATTCCATACACCAAAGTATTCTGTAAATTGACTAATATAACGTGTATCAAACATTGTTCTTGCAACTTGTCTTTTCATCATAAAATAATCATAACAGAATTTTGCAAGTTTTTCTGATATTGCTTCTTTAATAATTATATATTTATTTTTTTTAAAACTCATATTTTCTCCTTTTTAGTTTTTTGTTTATTTTGTATCATTAAAGTCTCCGTTATTATTCTTCTTACAGCCTGTAGATTAAAATGTATAAACCTAAATGGTTCTATGCCATCATCAACTACAAACTGATGTTCTATGTAAGCAGGGAAGAATATCATTGTTCCAGGTTTTGGTTTAATATGAATTTTTTCTGTTCCTAAAGTTATTTCAGTTTCATTTTTTAATGGTAATTGTGTCATAAGTTTAGTTGGTCTTGGATCATGGAAAACTGGCATTGAAGTTTTATCACTACATTTTAAAAAATAAAAACCAGATATATGATTGTCATAATGTATATGTCCTTCATGATGACCTCCTCCTTTTTCACCAAATTCTTGTACCCATAATTCAGTCAAAAATAATTCATATCCAGTTAAATTATAACCAATATTATCTAAAATATTCCAAGATGTTGAACCGATATATTCTTGTAATTCTTTTAAATTAAGATCATTTATCAAAGATAAAGAATGATGACTCATTCCATGATCACCAATTTTTTTACCAAATTTTTTTTCCTTGTCTTTAATAATTTGTTTATTGTTATTTTTTGCTTCCTTTATGTATTTATCACAAACTTTATTTACATCATTTACCCATTCCGGAATTTCAATAGAATAAATTGGTGAACTAAAATAAGAAGCTGTTTGTAAACTATCTGTTTTTGCCATTATTTAAATGGATATCCAAGGTTCCAAATTACCAATGAATATCTTGTTCCTTTTGTAACTGGTTTTACTCTATGCCAAACATGAGATGGGAACACTACAATTGAACCACGCTCTTTAATTTCAGCACATTTTCTAACAGAAGGTTTATCTGGATTCATATTTCTAAAATCAAATTCTAATTCTCCACCTTTGTAATCTTTTGGATCTGATAAAGAACACGTAACAGATAATTTTCTAATTTTTCCAAATGTATTTAAATCATTTTTATTTTCATATGGAGCTTCCCAGCTGTCGCAATGCCAATCATAGAATTGATTTAATTTATATTTTGTAAATTGACAAGATTCAGAAAAATCCCAATCAAAATTCCAACCAGCTAATTTATTTGCTTGATGTATATATGGTTGAATTTCTTTATAGATCCATCTATCATTTAACCATACAATATTAGAATCTCTTTTCTTTTTTAAATCTTTTATATCTTCGTCAGATAAAGACTTTCCTTCATTAATTTTTCCTAAATGTTCGCCTATGATTGCTAATTGTTCTTGTTGATGAGTTCCATACTTAACTAATTCATCACAAAATCTAGGTGTAAGAGCGTTTTTAAAATAATAGTAATAATTCTGTAGATTCATTCTAATGAATATATACTAATTTCTACAGTATTTGTAAAGGTAGAATATTATTTAACTTAATTCCACCGTAGCAAGCCAAGATGATGTTTCGGGTGACCAAACAAATGTATTTTGTTGATCATCTTTACCAGTCCATCTCTGTCCAGCTTCATCCCAAGTAATAAAGTAAGGTATATTGTCTCCATAAGTTGTAACTGTTGGATATGCAACTGGAGATTTCCAATCGTCGTTAGAATCTAGTGACCAAGATGCAAATGGTTGTATTGAAATAAATTTATTTTTTGTTGAATCAAATTTATATCCGATTCCTGCATATTGTTTTCTAAAATTATTGTTATAAGAAGTTTGAACCCATTTTACACCATTTTCTGAAAATGGACATATCTTTTTAAAATGTTCTGCAGCTTGTTCTGACTGTTCTCCGCCATTATTTGCAATATCTTGATTACAAGCTTTTACAACTCTTAAAACTATATTATTTGAATCTAATTCTGAAAAATGTGCCATAAAATTTAAATAGTTAAAGTTCCTGTTACGTTAAATACAGCTACTTTACATCCCCCTGGTGTAGTTGAAGTTGTATTTGATCCTGGTGATACTCTGAATTTAGCAGTACTTGGTCCTCTTAAAACAACAGTACCTCCTCCACCTGTTCCACCATTTGCAGACCAGCCTCCACCTCCGCCTCCGCCACCTCTACCATCTGTTCCATTTGTTCCAGCTGTTCCTGGAGAATTTCCTCCTGCTCCACCTCCAGAATTTGCATTTCCTCCAGCTCCGGATGTTACTGATCCGCCTCCTCCTCCACCACCTGCGTAAGTAACTGGTGATCCTGTAATTAAATTATCCTCACCTGATCCTCCTGGTCCTCCAGAGGCATTATTTCCACCGCCTGCTGCAGATCCTGAACCTATAAATCCTCCTCCACCACCACCTCCGCCTGGTGTAGTTCCTGGTCCTCCTGGATTTCCTTGTGATGGACTTGTTGGTGGACTATTTCCTGCTCCACCTGGACGTCCATCATTTGTTGTACCTCCACCTCCACCGCCTGAACCTCCACTATTTCCGCTTGCTATACCTTGACCGCAACTTCCTCCAATACCTCCACCTCCACCACCTGATGCTGTAACTGTTGAAAAAATTGAATTAGTACCACTGACTCCTTTAGCAAATCCTGTTGCTCCTGCTCCACCACCACCAACTGTTATTGGAGTATTTCCACTATCTATTGTAATTGTAGATCCGCCTGGAAATGTATTTCTATATCCACCTGCTCCTCCACCTCCGCCTTGATATCCTCCACCTCCACCACCGGCGATAACTAAATATGTAAAAGCAACTGGTGCACCTTTACCTCCAGATGTTAATCCAAATCCTTTTGCTGATCCAGCTCCACGTGTTGAATTTAAAGGCATTACAAAAGCTCCTTAATTAAATTGAGTTTGTGACGCTAAAATTGTATATGCTGGTGTTGTTGCTGTTTTAATAGCAGTGAATGAATAAGTATCTATCCCAGTATTACCAGCAGTAGGAGCAGATCCACCTTGCCATTTAATAGTAACGTTTGTAGAAGATCCATCTATTGTTATAGTAGAAACATAAAACGTAGTATTAGTATTTAAATACGCACCCGTCATTGATTCTCCTACGGATATAATATTATTAAGAGTAGTTGCAGAACTTCCTCTTAAATTTAATGTAAATTGACCTGTTGCTGTACCAGTATGATATTCAACGGCTTGAGTTAAGAAATCATAGTTAATTGTTCCTGTAGTTGCTGTTGTATAAACAGAAACTTTTTCTTTTACTTGTTGAATTTTACCAGTACCATTAAATGTAACTGCACCAGTTCCTTTTGGTGTAAAATTAATACCAACATTTGCATCACCACCCGATGCTGTAAAATTTGGATTATTACCAGTTGCAGCATTAGCAAGGGTTATTTCATTTACTGCAGAAGCTGTTGCTGTAAATATTAATTCTTCATTACTATTGGCATCATTAATTTGTGCTATGATTGGAGTTGTTATTGTAGGAGAACTTAAACTACCTGTTGCATTAGTTAATGCTGGAGATGT